TAGGCTTCAGGCCCATTTCACGATAGAAGAAATCCTGCATCTGCTTTGGGCTCTTGATGTTGATCTTACGGCCCAGCACAGCTTCCATCCATGCTTCTCGCTTTGCGACTTCCGCTTGGACTTCCAGGGCGAAGCGCGTGCGTTCCTTCATGTCCACGCGCAGGCCACGGTTCATTGTTTTGAGAACCACCGGAGCGAGGGATTGCTGGAAATCATCCACTGCCTGCACGCCGATGGCTTTGACCACGCTGCAGAGCACGACCTCAATCGCCAGTGTGCGCACGGCATCAGTGCAGTTGTACCGCCAGTAAACATCCTCCCCCTCGCCCTTCGGGCCCTCTGTCCAGTTGGTGCGATCATCTTTCCAGTACAGATGATCGTCGAGGTACATACTGCTCAGGAAAGCCAGATTCTTTTCCAGGTTGCTGAAGCAGCTATGCTGTTGGATCATTGTGTCCTTGACGGAAGGGCAAATGAAGTGCCACCAGCGATAGATGTACTGCGCGTCGTAGTTCCAGTTTTGACCGACGACAGTTATGAGCTGGCAGAGCTGGTAGATGAGGAACACAAGCGTTGCTTCTTCTTCCGCAGTCCAATAACCTTCAGGTTTTCCGGTCTGCATAAAGGGAATGCAAATGGCTTCTGTGTTGCTCTTGGCGAAGGCTATGCAGGAAATGTGACCCGCACGGGTTTCGATATCGCCACCAAACTTTCGACGAGTTCCTGCTGCCAAGGAATCTTTGGCGAGTTGGATGTACTCGTTGAGAGTGGTAACGGCTTGGTCAAAGCTTGGACGCACGATGAAATCGTAAGGCGTACGATGTATCTCTGGAAAAGCGGATTGCTTCTTGGCCCTTGCGAGATCATGAACCAGAAGAGGTCGCAACTTCCATTGTGGGAGGACCATCGCGGGGCTGATAGTAGGAATGACCTTTTGCCCAGCCACGAGGGTGCTTTCCATGATGCTTGAGCGCCAGCTATTGGCACCCCATTCACCGGTAAGAGCCCACAGAGCAAGGTTTCCGAAGGTGACCACAACATTCGGCTTGACCCTTTCGATCTCGCCGCGCAGGGCTTCAACGGCAGAAACGACTGACGGTAGGACGTAGCGACCTTGGAACAAGACGTGTGCATGGCTGATGTCCTTCTTCTTCGTGGCAACGATGGACTCGATTTTGGAAAGGGGGATACGGTCCTTCATCACCATGGTGACGTAGCACTGCTCGAAGTACACGCCAACGTCCTGGAGCATCTTGCGAAGCTCGAAGCCGGGGCCGCCGACGAAGGGCGCGCTGTTGAGGAGGTCCTGTTCGTGCGGGAATTCCCCGACCAGCATGATCTTGGCGTGGTGAGGGCCTGTTGGATGGATTGGCATTAGGAAGGTTCCTTTGGCTGATGCTGCGAAAATGGCTGTTGTGGTGTGGCGGGAACCCAGCAGGAGCCCTTGCAAACAGGGCACTTGCGGCTGCCACCGAGGCGCTTACCATAGAACACAGTGCCACTGCCGTGACAATTGCGGCATCGAATGCTGTAAGTGTTGGCTGCGGTCATGGCGTCAACCCCCCATAAGAGCTTGCAATTCCGAGGCCATGCGCTTGCCATCGTCAGCGGTGCCGGCATTCACAGGATCAGCTGTGATACTGTCGAGGTTGTTCATGCGCTGGTGGATCATGGCGAAGTACTCCGGGTTGAGCTCCAGCGCCGTGGCTTCGCACTTGTAGCGATGGCAGGCTGGTACGATGGTTCCGCTGCCGGCGAAGCTGTCCAGGACCTTAGCGCCGGCATTCACGCTACGCACTAACAGCTGTTCGTAGAGCTCCACAGGCTTCTGCGCGCCGTGAGTGGTATTGGCGTCGGCGTAGCTGGTCAGAACGTCGGGGTAGATAGCTGTTACGGGCTTGTGACCCTTGATCGCGTAGAGTAGAGTTTCGTACTGACGACGAGGGCCTTCAAACGGGAGAGGAACGCGGCCGCTGCCAGGCTTGGTGCAGATGAACGGTGTGCGGAACACATACCAGCCTGCGAGGATCATCATCTGCTTGAGTTCGTGGAAGTTATCGATGTCGCAGAAAACATAAGCGTGGGCTTGGGGCTTCGCTACCTTGTAACTGAGAGGAGCCCATGCCGTCATCAGAGCCTTCCAATGATTATAATCATCTTTATAATGATGCTCGTTATTAGCCAGCCGACCACTACCGCCGTCGCCGAAAGTATCAGCACCCATACCGTACGGAGGATCAGTGAGGATAACGTCGAACGTCTCTGGTGCGCAGGAAGCCATCCATTCGAGGCAGTTGACATTGTGTGCTTTGTGTACGCTCGCAGTGAATGTGCTCCCGACACTGGTGGCAAGGTCGAGGTTCTTTTGCCGAGTTTCTTCCTTTTTGATAATCTTGAAGGCTTCATTAACGTCTTTCGCTTTGGCGACTGCTGGGTTGGACAGGAAACGAGAAACGATGAGTTCTTTGCGGACACCTTCCTGGAATGAGCCTTCCGAACGGCCTTTGATTTCCATCGCGGTGTCAGCTACGGTGTGGACGCGACCTTCGGCTTGGGCTTGGGCGCTGCGAATGCGGTGGAGCCTCGCAACAGCCGCGGAGCTTTCTTGCCAGGTGAGGTCCGTGCGGCGGATGTTCTCTTCGAGTTCGGCTTCTTCCGCTTCGAGCTCTGTGAGTTGGCCCAGGGTGACGTAAGGTATCATACCTTCCGGCACGATGCAGTTGTTATAGCGGAGCTGACCTCCCAGCATCCACATGTTATCGATGGCGAGCAGTCGCGTTTCCCCAGCTACGAGAATGAACTTGCCGTCTTCCTCACGCATCACAGGGGCATGCAACAGCCCCTTGGCCAGGATGCCATTTGACATTTCCTGAATGACGTTGGGATCGAAGACCTTGCGCTGACGGTCGGCGCGGATTACGATGTCTGAACGCTTGATGAGTTGCTGTTGGGATTGCATTTGAGAAGTTCCTGTTTTGGAAGTAGAAAAGCCGAAGCGGCAGAGGCTTCGGCATTGGAATTTTGGCACGGCTGGCAGAGGGGTAGAGCTTGCATGGCCGCTTGGCTTTCATGACTTGGGGAAAACGGGGGCCGCACGAAGCGGCCCAGGGGTGTTACGGTGCTGCGGGTGGGGCTGGTGGGGCTGGTGGAGCTTTGTCGGCCGGGGCGGCGCCTTCAGCTGGCTTGTCGGCTGGCTTATCTGCTGGCTTGTCGGAAGTAGTGGCAGCGACTTCGGCCGGCTTGGCCGCAGCTGCGGGAGCCGCAGGAGTTTTTGCAGGTTCGACCGCCGCCTTACCGTGGTCGGCTTTCAAGGATTCGCGCAGCTTGCTGTCGGCGGAGGCTTGAGCTTGCAGCTGATAGGGCATCCAGTAGGCGAAGCTCAGATCGCCGCTTGGCGGGGTTTCGTCGTCCTGGACGAGCGGGACATTGCGCTGACCGAACTGGTTGCCGCCGTGATCGACGACGCTCAGATTGACGGTGCCGTCTTCATTGACAAAGGCGACTGTGGCTGCGAAAGGGTCTGGATGGCAACCGCAGCCGAGGCTGGAGGCCGGGCGGAACAGCACGACGCGCCCGATGGTGGGATGGATAACTGGCATGAGGAAGGTTCCTTGGGTTGGGGGTGGAGGGAAGGTTACTCGCCGTCGTCGTCGGCGTCGTCGTCTTCGTCGGTATCGACTGGCTGGATCATGCAGTCGTCGATGTTTTCGTTCGTGTACGAGCCGTTGAAGGTGTCGATGATGGTGCAGACGGTGTCGTCTTCATCGACATCCGGCAGTTCCGATTCATCGTTGGTTCCGGTAACGTCACCGCTGACGTCGACGAGTAAATAGCGATACTGTGACATGGCTGATGCTCCTGATGGCTGTTGGGAAGGGATGCCCCACTTTTGAACTGGCAGGGGCCTCCAGAGGGCAATTGCAGTCTATTGGCTCACCCATATTTCAGAGATGTCGCCAGCCTGCAACTGTTATTACAGCTTGGCGACAGCCTTCACTTCCGCGAAAGTGTCTTCACCGTCGACGCGGTGCTTGACGTCCACCTTGGCCATCTGGCCGGGCAGGTTGTGGAAGCTGAACGGTTGCGACGGATCGTTCTGGCCGACGGCTTCACGCAGACGACCCAGGCCGACATTCTTGCCGGGGGACATGTCCAGGCCACCGTTTGCGATGTCGAGCATGATGCCCTGTTTGCAGCTGACGGTGTCGCGGCCGAGGTATTCTTTGACGCCGGCGTCTTCGATGAGCCAGAAGATGTCGAGGGCGATGCCGGACTGCGAGCCGTCTTTCGACTGCCATTGACGAGGCGTGACCTTCTCAATCACGCCTTGGTAGGTGCCGATGGGCACTGGAATGACCTTGGTGGAGTTGGAACCGGTAACGGAGGAATTGAGGAAGCTGTCTGCATCGAAAGTCATGATAAGGTCCTTGGTAAGGGTAGCTGGTTAGGGCTGGGGTTAGGGTAAGAGCAAGGTTACGTTTGGCGGTGTGGACCCGCGCCGCCACGGGAAAATTGATAGTGCCTAGAGTGGTGTCAGCGGTCAAGCCGAGGGTTCGCAGTTCTCCGATTGTGGGTCGGTGGGGTGGAGTGAGAGGAAGTCATACCCCATGCCGCAGCTGCTGTGCAGGCGAGAGGCCAACTTCACGCAATGGACAGCTGAACGGCCGCAGATCAGTCCCGCCATAGCGATGGCGGCTCCCTGACCAATGGCAGTGTAGTCCTTTTCCAACCTGAAAGGGATGGGGGACACTTCGTAACTCCACACAGTTCCATTTGGAAAGACCACTAGCAAAGCTGTGCACTGATCCCGGTCTCGCCAGCGTGCTTCCCATTCCGAAGGCTTAGCACCGTTGCGGAGCCAGTCAATCTTGTCCAGGCCTTCACCGACGGAGCCAGCGAAGCCAGCCAAGCAATCGCCAACACGGAAGATTTTTGTGATAGGGGTTGTGGTATCGCCGCTTGTGGCTTGACGGTCTGCAGCGAGGATACGGCCGTCCCAAACGATAACAGTCATGATGGGCTTTCAGTTGGTGGGGGTTTTGTGCGCACATTACTCTACTGTAACGTGCGCATGGAATTAATCAGAAGCCGGTTCAAGGATTGTCGGGTAATTGCCGAGAGTAGCTGCTTTCACAGTAACTCCGTTGCCGAAGACCTTCGTGCCGCGTACGCTCATCTCCAGCTGTTTCTCCACCAGCGAACGCGGACCAGTGAATTCGTACAGCCGGAATACTTGCACGAAGTCTTGACCCTTGTGCTTCTCCAGTGAAGCTGCGACTTCCTTCATCATGTCGCTGAGAGCTTCCAGATATCCTTCGCGTTTGCTAGTGTCATCCGGGAAGCTGTCCTGTGACTGATCCCGCAGTTCCAGGAGCGTGTCCCACAGGCCTTTGACAGGCGTGGTCATGCGAGGCTCCCGCCACGCGACTGCCACTTCTTCAAAATCTGGCCGAAGTCCGCAGGCAGTCCCTGCTTGACTTCGAGGTTCCTGGTCTTGACGTCCGCGAGGGCACTGCCGGTGTCCCACGACCACTTGTTGCCTTCGCGGACAGTCAGAATTACGTCCGAGAACATCGGCGGCAGCTTCGGGCCGAGGGCTTTGCCGAGAGTGCTGACCATGATCTTCGTGCCGCCCAGCACCGCATCGGTTTCGCGTTCAACGTGCGCGATCATCACGAAGTGGCACTTGAGCTGATTGGTGAGCATGAACAGCAGCGTTTCAACTTGCTTTTGGGCGATGCCCCAATCGCTCTGGTTGCTGACAGCCTTGCCACCAACCACGAGCCCCATTGCTGCGCGGCACAGGCCAGCCATGCCATCCATCACCAGCATGCGCTTCGGGGTCCAGGTGTCGGTGCAGCCGAAGCTTTCGCCGGTGCGGTCGCACTTGAAGTCGTTCAGCGCCATCAGGATTTTGGTGAACTGATCGTACTTGCTGCGGTTGGGGTCTGCGAGCTTCGCGAGGGTATCGAGGCTCATCGTGTTGACCTTCGTGGCGTTGGAGATGAGTTCCGTGAAGGACGCCTTTTGCGATTCCACCTGATGCCAGTGGAGGTTCTCTGGAATGGCTTCACCTTTGTCGGTGAAGGCTCCGATGAGGGATTCCAGACCTGGTTCGAGGCCGAGGTAGAACACTTCCACGCCAGCGCGAACAGCAGTGGCGATGGAATGGGTTTTGCCTGTGCCGGCTGGACCCATCAGCAGAACATTGACGCCGTTGAGGGCGGAAACTTGAGGTGTGGTTACGTCGGTCATTGCGGTTCCTTTGGTGGTTGCAGAGAAGTTTTGGAAAGCAGTTGAAGGGAATCGCTGTTACGGCTGTCCAGAACGATTTCTTCAATCTTGTAGCGCCAGACATGGAAGCCGGCTTTGGTGAGGTGGTGGCAGAGAGAAATCATCCGGTTCGTCAAATCCCAGAAATTTTCACTATGCCCAGTCATAAATGAATCAAAGGGGGACCGCTCAAGTAAGCCTGAGGGTCGGTTCTGCAACAGCAGAGTGGCCAGACGGAAATGCCAGCCATTGGCTATTGCCTTAACCTTTTCCAGTTCCCCTTCCGGCACAGGGCTGAGTGTAACATGGCATTCGT